TTGAGAAGTCACTTCACACCGATTAGCAATGTAAATATCCCCCTCTTTTTTACTTTTTTTATATCAAATTATTGACAAAGTCCCAAGATTGTGTAAGACAAGGGGCAAGGGTTTTAATCCTTGCCCATAGAGGCGAACTGTTAGAACAAGCCTCTGACAAAATAGAAAAGGCTACCGGACTGAAAAGTGCAGTAGAAAAAGCTGAAAACTCCTGTATTAACAGTTGGTATAGAGTTGTTGTAGGTTCAGTCCAAACACTTATGAGAGATAAAAGACTAAATCAATTTAGTTGTGATTACTTTGACACAATTATTATTGATGAAGCACATCATGTTATCTCTGATAGTTACCAAAAAATACTTGAACATTTTTCTGAGGCTAATGTACTTGGCGTTACTGCAACACCTGACAGAGGTGATATGAAAAATCTAGGACAAGTGTTTGATAGCCTAGCATATGAATATACCCTTCCACAAGCTATTAAGGAAGGGTATTTAACTCCCATTAAGGCAGTAACAATACCACTTAAACTTGATTTATCAGGTGTATCAACACAAGCAGGTGACTTTAAAGCAAGTGATATTGATACTGCACTGGACCCATATTTGTATCAAATAGCAACAGAAATGAAGAAGTATTGTGCAAACAGAAAGACAGTAGTTTTTCTGCCACTTGTAAAGACTTCACAGAAGTTTAGAGATATTTTAAATACTCAGGGCTTTAATGCAGCTGAGGTTAATGGCAACAGTACAGATAGAGCAGAAGTATTAAGTGATTTTGAAAATGATAAATACAATGTTCTGTGTAATTCAATGCTTTTAACGGAAGGCTGGGACTGTCCATCAGTTGATTGCATTATTGTATTAAGACCAACAAAAGTAAGAGGTCTTTATTGTCAAATGGTTGGCAGAGGTACAAGACTATGTGAAGGTAAGGAAGATTTATTACTTCTTGATTTTTTGTGGCATACAGAAAGACACGAACTATGCAGACCTGCTCACTTAATTTGTACATCTGACGAAGTGGCAAAGAAAATGACTGAGAATTTAGCAGAAAATTCAGGTTGTCCTGTTGACATTGAAGAGGCTGAAGAAAAGGCATCAGAAGATGTTGTTGAACAGAGAGAAAGAGCACTTGCAGAACAACTGCAAAAAATGAAAACAAGAAAAAGAAAACTTGTTGACCCTTTGCAATTTGAAATGTCAATTCAAGCAGAAGATTTATCTTCATATGTTCCGACTTTTGGTTGGGAGATGGCACCACCTAGCAAAAAACAAGTACAAGCACTTGAAAAACTAGGTATTTTTCCGGATGAAATTGATAATGCCGGTAAGGCTACAATGCTACTTGAAAGACTACAGAAACGCAAAGAAACAGGACTTACCACACCTAAACAGATAAGATGTTTAGAGCGTTATGGATTTCAGCATGTTGGTGAATGGCAATTTGAAAATGCAAAGAAGATGATAGATAGAATTGCTGCAAACGGTTGGCATGTACCTAGAAACATCAATCCGTCACAGTATAGAGAGGGTGAATAGCTATGAATAATAAGCTGAATTTAGTTGAATTAATTAAATATATTGACCCTTCAAGGCTAGACTATCAGGAATGGATTAATGTTGGTATGGCTCTTAAACAAGAAGGTTATTCTGAATATGATTGGGATAGTTGGAGCAGTAGAGATAGTAGCAGATACCACAGTGGTGAATGTCATAAAAAATGGGCAACATTTAACGGAAGTTCTTCACCGGTAACAGGTGGCACTATATATCAAATGGCTTGTGACTTTGGTTACAAGCCACCTGTTGGTGCACCTGATGAAGCTATGAACTGGGATGATGAAATCAGTAATGACCCATTGAAAGTTATAGACGGTGGTTTTGAAATTGAAGAATTAAAACTACCTAAGGAGTGGCACCCTAAAGAACAACTTATTAAATACCTTAGTGTATTGTTTGAGGCTGACGATAATGTGGGATATGTAACAGACTGTTGGCAAACTGCTGACGGTAAGAACTTACCTACAAAGGGTAATTATGATAGAACTGCAGGTCAGTTAATAGAAGAATTGTCAAAGTTAAAAGATGATGATATAGGTGCAGTATTTGGGGATTACAACAAAGATGTAGGTGCTTGGATAAGGTTTAATCCTTTAGACGGTAAAGGTGTTAAAAATGACAATGTAACCGACTACCGTTATGCACTTGTAGAATCTGATGAAATACCTATTGAAACTCAAAATACTATTATCAGAGAACTTGAATTGCCGGTAGCTTGTCTTGTACATACAGGTAATAAATCTATTCACGCTATTGTAAAGATAAATGCTACAAATTATGAAGAATACAGTAAGAGAGTAAATTATCTTTATAAAGTTTGTGACAAGAACGGCTTTATTACAGATAAGCAGAACAAAAACCCATCAAGACTAAGCAGAATGCCCGGTGTTGAAAGAAAAGGTAAGAAACAATATTTACTTGATACCAACATAGGCAAAGAAAGTTGGGATGAATGGTATGAGTGGATAGAAAGTATTAATGATGATTTACCTGAACCGGAAAACCTAACAGAAGTTTTTGATAACTTACCTGAACTATCACCACCACTAATTGATAATGTTCTCAGACAAGGTCACAAAATGCTTATAGCCGGACCATCTAAAGCCGGTAAGTCTTTTGCACTTATTGAACTTACTATTGCAATAGCTGAGGGGAAGAAGTGGCTAGGTTTTAATTGTACTAAAGGTAAAGTTATGTATGTTAATCTTGAACTTGATAAAGCAAGTTGTTTACATAGATTTGCTGATGTATATAAGAAACTAAATTGGCAACCTAATGCCATAAAGAATATTGATATATGGCATTTAAGAGGTAAAGCCTCACCAATGGATAAATTAGCACCTAAGCTAATCCGTAGAGCCTTAAAAAAGAACTATATAGCAGTTATTATTGACCCTATATACAAGGTTCTTACAGGTGATGAAAACAGTGCAGAACAGATGTCTAAGTTCTGTAATCAGTTTGACAAAATTTGTGCCGAACTGGGATGTGCAGTAATTTACTGTCACCATCATTCAAAAGGTAATCAAGGTACTAAGAAGTCTATGGACAGAGCCTCAGGCAGTGGTGTTTTTGCTCGTGACCCTGATGCCATGTTAGACCTTATAGAACTTGAAATTGACGATAATCTTATTAAGTATCAAGAGAACAAAGCTGAATGTGCTATTTACTATAAATATCTGAAAAGATTTGTTTCTAATATTGATGAGGAGGTTTCTCAGGATGATTTAGAAAGTTCCTACAATATGGAAAAGATAGCCGAAAATAAGCTAAGTAAGAATACTTTAGCTTTGGCTAGGGCTGAATTTCAAGAAGAAAGAAAGTCCATCAAAACTCGTTCAGCTTGGAGAATTGAAGGTACATTAAGAGAGTTCCCTAGGTTCTCACCAATCAACTGTTGGTTCAATTATCCTATACATCAGATTGATGATACAGGTGTTTTAAGTGACATTGACAGTAGTAGCCAAATGAATAGTAAAAACTCAAATTACAAGAAAAATTTTGGCAACAAAAAGAGTGCTGAAGAACGAAAGAATGAACGAAAAGAATCATTAGAAGTTGCCTTTAGTGCAGTTCAAGAAAATGGTCAAGCCAGTATTGAAGACCTTGCATCCTATATGGGAAAATCAGAAAGAACTGTCAGAAGAAACTTAAAAGAACATGGTAGTTTTTGGATAGATGATAATAGTATAGGTCTTAAAAATAGTTCTAATTAAGAATAATAGATGATATTTTCATAGTCAGTGACATTGTCATTTATTCGAGTTTGTCAATGACTACCATTGTCAAAGTCGATTTTTTGTCAATGACAATGTGAGTGACAAAGTCGATAAATTATTCGAGTTTGTCAATGTCAATGACAAACTATATATATTATATATATATAAAAGGGGTTTTAAATTCCCCTTTTATATTAAGTAATAATATACACGAAAAAGCAGAAGTTTAAAAATAAACGATTTACACAGAAAGGATATAAAATGAAGACTACTGAATTTTTTATGCCTATGGACCCACCAACAATTACACATCAAGAAAAGAAGATTAGTTATGTGAATGGCAAACCAATCTTCTATGAAGAACCAAGGCTAAAAGAGGCTAGGTCAAAACTTGAAGCATATTTAAGCAAATATGTTCCAAAGGAAATGTTTGTTTCAGGTGTATCACTTGTTACAAAGTGGTGTTTCCCACTAAAGGGAAAACATAGTGATGGGGACTATCGTACAACAAAGCCTGATACAGATAACTTACAAAAGCTTTTGAAAGATGTAATGACTAAGTTAGGCTTTTGGAAAGATGATGCACTTGTTTGTTCTGAACTGGTAGAAAAGTTTTGGGCAGATATTCCCGGTATCTATATCAGGATAAAGGAGTTACCTGTAAATGGACATTTCTCAAGTTAAGAAATATTTGAATAGGCAAGTAAGTTATAAGGGAAGTCTTTATAACTTAGTTGGTTGTATTATCAGACGAAGTACAAAAGAAAACAAGTTTATATATCAAGCTGAACTACAAGACAATTTAGCTACAAATTCTTTAGTGGTATGTAAACTTGATGATGTTGAAATAAGGAGTAATGAAAATGGCTAAGTTTATTAATGTTGATGAACTGGAAAAGAAAATAAAAGAAAATTGTTATTCAATCGAAAATGATGCAGGTTTTCCTGATGACGGTATGAGTGATGTTGATATTTATAATACTATTGATGAGTGTAAGCAGTATGAGTTTGAATTACCTTGCACAGAAAAGGAGTAACGAATATGGAAATTAAGAGAGTATGTGCAGTATGTGGCAATGAATTTACTGCAAGAAACCACAATGCAAAGTATTGTTGTTATGATTGCAAGAAAAAGCATACAAGAGAGTATGAAAGAAATCTCCGTAACGAAAAGGCGAAAGCCTCAAAGCAGTCAAGAGAACATAACCTTAACCGTACTTTGTATAACCTGCATAAGTACAACGAAGAAAACGGTACAAGACTAAGCTACGGTCAGTATAGAGCTAAGATTGAAACAGGAGAGATTGCTATATGACAAGTGAAGATTTAAAGGTTGAAATTAAGGGTCGAGAAATAGTTATCAAAAAGCTTGATACTGCAATCAGAGCATTACAGAAAACTATCACAAGAATTAAAGCCAATCGTGAGGAACGCAAAAAGAAGGTGCTGGAATATGCATCAGAAGATGAATTGGCAGAGGCTTTTGGTTACGGAGATATTTCTGAAACTGAGTATTATGCATTTCTTGATGCCTTGAGAGATGGTGTTGAAGTAATTGACAGAGAAACAAGTCCACAAGAAGTGGCATTTCATATTTTGGTTAGTTGGAATTCTAGGATGATACAAGATTGTGCAGACCTAAAGTATGAAATGCAGAAACTAAAGGAGAGTGATAATAATGGAAATTAAAAGAGCACTTGAAATCATTGAAGAAGAAATGCCTTTTACTAGTGGGGTTATTGAAGAAGCAATGGACACTATTAGAGATGTTGTTGCAAAACAAACACCTGAGAAAGTGATGCCAAGTTGTTACAGTTCAACTTTTAAGAGATGCCCTCGGTGTGGCGAAATAACTATGGATAGTGGCAAAGATAATGGCGTTATAAATGCTTATTGCCAATGGTGTGGACAGGCTTTAGATTGGAGTGATAACATTGAACGCTAAAGAGTACCTTAATCGTGTAAGGTTTGCTGATAGGTTGATTAATGTTAAGGATAAGGAATTACATAGGTTAAGGTTAAGCATAACACAGATGAGCCCACAAACAAACGGTGACCGTGTTAAGTCCTCAAACACAACTGACTTTACACAAACAGTTGATAAGATAGTGGATTTGCAAAATGAAATCAATAGTGAAATTGATGACCTTATTTGTATGAAGAATGATGTTAGAAGTAAAATCAATGGTCTTGATGATGCAATTTACATATTGGTTCTAACAGAATATTACCTTAATTGTGAAACCTTTGAGAAAACTGCCGAAACTATTGGTTGTTCTGATAGATGGATTAGAGCATTACATGGCAGAGCATTACAAGCCTTTAGAAAAAAATACAATATGGATTAAGTAGTTCCTATCAGTTCCTATTAATTCCTATTCTTAAGTGCTATAATGATATTATGGAAAACCGAAAGAGATAGATAAGATTGCAAGAATGATTTTCACTTCTACTATTCCTCTT